TGCTCGCAGCTTCGGCGCGGCCCATCATGCGCTCAAAGTATGGCCGTGCGTACTCAGGAAGGTTAGATGTGTTGGTTGTTGTGGATGTTGGTGCGCCACCGCCGCCGCCGCTACTACCGCCCATCTTACAAATCCTTCTCGAACATGGTTAGCCCGCGCTTAACGCCGTAAGGTTCGAGCATCTTTATCCAGCCCTCTCTACCATACCCCTCAATTCCGCTGCATTGGTTATCTTCAGCCCAACGCACGAGAACTTGCATCATCTTATCACGCCAGGACCGAAGATCGTTGCCTCCAGTAAACAAAGACGTGAGAAGACGCCGAGAAGGATACTCGCTGATTGCTGTAACCTCACATCCAATAATATCGCGGTCTTCAGTAAATGCAATCCAAAGCTGCATATCGCCACGCTTGGTAGCGATGTGAATATCCTCGACCATATACCTGCCGTTCGTCACCTTAACAGCAGGGGCAATGAACCCTTCGACAGCTTCCCACACATCATCGATATGATTGGTAGGAACGAAGCTGATGTTCATAGAGTAATCTTCCCGCCGATAGACTTGGGCTGAGCTTCCTTGCCGGTTCTCTGCTTTCTCACGGAGTTCATCATCTCATGCAGGCGGCGAACGCCGTGGTCGGTTGAGCCATCACCAAGGCCAGAAACCACATCGGCAGGCACGACGAACTCGCCGTCAGCCAATCTCACCTTTTGACGTCCTTCGATGGTTCCGGGGATTAGATCATCCATGCCGCCGCCCGCACCAGTGATCCGACCGCCAACCATTTTGTCACGCAGCATGCCCAGAGCGTCACCGCCAAACATGCTTTCAAACCGCGCCAGAGCCTCTTTGGGGCGGGGATGCTCATTGAGCAGAGCGGCCTTGGCCTCATTCACCACATTGGCCGTCATGCCCTCCTCGCCACGGAGAGAGGCAAGACCTCCCTTGGCAAAGTTGTAGTTGCGCTCGGGGCTGATACCAGGGACATACCCGGCAGGGTCTGGCGTATAGCGCGGCTGCTGCGCCGGAAATCTTTCCGGGTATTTGCTAGGATCGTATGGCGCTTCCCTTGGAATTCTGGGCTGGCCAGTCGGGCTAGACATGGAGCTATACAGACCAGCGCCAGCAGTCAGGGCAGACATTGGCTTGTCCATAATGTTTCTGCCAATTTGAGAAGCTGCCGCTCCAGGGTTAGAGACAACATTAGAAACCCTGTTTCCAAGATTTGAAAAGCTATTTGCAACACTTGGTGTTGCAGCGTTTGTTGCGGCTGGACTATATACGGACGCGCCAAGATTAACTGCGTCTGCGGCGGGTGCGGCGTTCAAAGAGGAACTGGCCATTTGGCCAACATCAATTGGCGGCATTGTTGTGTTGCCAGCTAGCTGGCTAAACCCTTGCCCAGCATTCACGCCAGCCTCTAGCGCGGGCAGTGTGCCCTGCGCTGAATTATTTAGTGCCGTGGTGGCCATTAGCGATGGGTCGATTGGTGCCATTGCCGTATTAGAAAGGGTTGTGGCAGCGTTCCCCGCAACATCCCCAGCAGCCCCAGCAGCAGCATCACCAACGCCACTCAGCAATTGCCCGCCAGCAAAGCTAGTCGCGCCAGAGATAAGGCCGCCCATCAAGGCTTGGTTTGTGGATTCGCCCTGGGCCTTACCGACACCAAAGGAGGTAATGCCAGAACCAGCAGCACCAGCAAGACCAGCTAGCGCAGCAGGCGCTCCAAGCCCGCCTGTGAGGGCTGTGATGCCGATACCAGCGATAGCTGGCAAGATGGCCTTCGCCCAATTGAAAGCCTCTGGCAGCCCCGTGTGTGGGTTTGTGGTGAAGCCTTTGCCGGTTAGTTGGCGAATCCCAGCAAGTTCTGCCCGGCTGACGTGGAGAAGGGTGTCGTCCCCGTGCCGACCATAGCTTGCCAGATGGTTTACTGTGCGGTCCATGGGGACTTCCTTCCTTTAGAATAGGGGCACAATACCTCAGTTGCCCTGTTCATGAATGCTCTTTCTTATAATTATCAAACTCTAATTTGAGTTCTTGGATAGCCTTCCACAGCACTGGTATCAATTGGTCTGGACGGAGGTGCTCAACTCCTTCTTCGTCTTTAACATATCCACCAAAATCAACACCTGTCTTTTCGAACGCAGCCTTTACGTCAGAAGCAAGGAAGCCCCAGTGGGTACGTTTGCCGGGCTTGTCGATATAGATAACATCCTCGACATCCTCTTCAACAAAACCTTCGCCGTCCGGCGCTGGCACTTGCTTCTTCGTGACCGTCTTTTCTGGGATAAGGCCGCCTGAAATCCACCGGAAGGTAACTGGGTTGACATTTTCAATGATTGGTAATGCCGTAGGCAAAGGCGAGATATCAGTCTTCAGAGAAGGGTCGGACGTTTGGATTGCCCCGTTGGCAGCCCAAACATTTGCCCACCGATTGGCAGAGCCACCTAGGTCGTATGTGTTGTCAGAGACTGGGTAGAACGTGGTTTGAATGAAGGTGCCGCCAAACCCTCCAAAGGGGGCAATAACTAAATTGGTGGACGAATTAACCAAAGCAACCTTTTCGCCACCACCTGTGTTCCAAGTAAGGTATTGCCCATCCTTAAACCGAACAGAGCCAGTTGAAGACATGCTAGTAAAGTCAAGCGCGTAACTAGGGCTTCCGACTACTTGCATCGCAGTGCCGGAAGGTGAGTTGATGTAAAGACTGCCACCAGACACCTGACCGACTGCGGCTACGTTATTGGCGGCAGACACATTGTTGGCCGCAAGTTGTCCGCCCAGCGTTAAGCCGCCGCCATTAGTGACGTAGTTCTGAACAATCTTGTTGGTGCCGGTGCCGCCATCAGAAACATTGGAAACAATGTTGTTGTTAATAACATTGCCAACTATCTGATAGTAATCAGACGCACCACTGCTAACAAAAACACCATAAGATTGAGTGGTTCCTATGTCAGTGAATGAAGTGTCGTTAGTTATGTTGTTGCCTGTAATGGCAAACTTAGAAATTCCAGAGCCAACACCAACACCCGCGCAACTTGGAGTAAATGTAGAATTCAAAGCAATGGTGTTGTTATTTATGCAGGCACCAAAACCAGCATTCAACAAAATGCCAAATTGAGCATTTCCCCAAATACGGCTGTTAGTGACAAGCAACTCACTACGCCAATTATTTGCCGTAACAATTCCATTGCCTCTAAGACTAGAGCCAACCCAGCTTGTTGTAATAAAGCATCCTTCACCACCATAAAGGCGAATTGCGTCATTCCATTGATGGTCACATTCTAAATCAAAAGCATGCAGCCATGTTGGGAACGAATAAGACCCAATTGTTGGTGATGCTCCAACACTATCTTGCATTAAGACAGCAGTGCCGCCCCACAAAAATGCAGAGGCTTGAATAATTAAGCTGTGAGCGTATGAGTCATAAATTAAATGAACAAAGCTACTTGCCTCAAGCGTTACTTCAGAGTTGTCTATTACTACGTGAGAGATAACGCCACGAAAACTACCAAGGCTAACCGTTCCGTAATATTTAATACCATAACTTCCATAAAAAGCGCGCATTTCGCAATCAATAATTTGATTGCCAGTGCCCCACATAGATATACCGTTGCCTGTTCCGGTAATCCTGCAAGTTCTTATTTCGCAAAAGAAAGCATTGTTTTGAAAAACAATTGCATGGCCACTTGTTAAATTGCCTGATCCGGCTTTTCGCCGAATGTTAATCGACTCAACTATGCAGTGTTGCAAGCCTGAAATAGTAATTACATTTCTTGCCGTTCCATCATTTGGAGCACCCCATTCAATGATAGTACCTGCAATCGCCGTGTTGTCAGTAAGGCCAAATGGCCCGTTGCCGCTTTCGCCATACATCCGCTGGCTGCTAGATGTCATTGATAGGCCAGACGTGACCAAATACCTGCCAGCAGGCAAATAGACATTCTTCCCTGTGTTTAACGCAGCCTGGATGGCAGATGTATCATCTATGACGCCATCGCCCGCAGCACCAAAGTCTTTTACGCTGACAACATCAGCCGCTTTGTTTTGCCAAGTGCGAGTGACTGCGCCCGTCCCTGGCTGCAAGAAGCCCTGAAAGGTGGATGCTACCCCCGCCCCATTACCAGTAAAAGCGTAACCAGCGGTGCCGGTAGGTGTGCCCGATCCATTCGCAAAAGAGGCGTCGAGGTTTTGGTCGATTGCCCGAATAAGCTGGTCACCCCAGACCCTATCCCAGTCATCAGTTGCAAGAGGAAGTCTTGTGCGGCCTTGGCTCATCTGCGTCCATCCTTACGAATATCAACGCGGGGCACACCGAGACGCCACGCCACACCAAGGCCATCGCTCTGCACACGCAGCGTCATCATGCGTCCCCGCAGGCGGAAGTAAGTTTGGCTGGTAAACTGCTCAACAGGGAACGTGACGATAGTCACCCCTCCTTGATTGCTTGTGTTTGAGATGTATTTCGTGTCGTTATCTTTTGTTTGGCTGAAGCTGGAGCCAGAAAAGTCTTGAGCTTTCAAGACAAAGTTTACAGATGGGTTTGCAGAAGAACTATTCCTAAATGTTAAGTCGGGTATCATTCTCCAGGCAAAACCAAACTCTTCACCAGAACCAATCTCAACTGGTGCGCTTTCAATGTAAGCTACGATTGGTGAATATGGACTGGTAGAGCCATCATCTTGACCAATTTCATGAAAATAAACATACCCATCAATGCCAGCAGCACGAGGGTAGTCTTCAATACCACGGTCGATCCATGCGGTCCTTGCAATATTTCCTATCATCCAGACTTTTTCATTGTAGTTATAGATTACATAACGATCATTCTCTTCTGAGTTTAGGCTTGGATAAAACCACCAAACCTCATTGAACGACATATTGCTGCCGCCGTAGATTTTATCGGCTTGGTTCCAATTTAGGTCGTTGAAGACATAATCCTTGACGGAGCATGGCAGCCCATACACGCGGCCATCGTATTGGTAGAAGCCATTTGCTCCCATCCAAAACACCACATCGTTGGATGATGCGATGGCGTTTGGCGCAATTAAGGTCGACATGCCCAAGCGGCCAATGGTGTATTCATATGGAGCGCCGATGTATTTCAATGCGTGAACAGCGCTATCAGTCCAAACAAGAATCTCTTGTTTGCTTTTAATTGCCGCCATGAACTCGGAGCCAGTAGGGATGCGAAGGCCACCAGCCGCGTTTGTTTCGAGCGGTGTCCACTGAAGTGGGTTTTGATTATCTGACCAGCGAATCAGCAGGCGGTCTTGAACTCCAGTCACAAGATCGGTGCAGCCAAACGCCAAGACCTTTCGGTCAAGTGTTGATACCATGATTTGACGGGCAACTGCGGGAACGTCAGAAGCGCCAACCTTACTGCTCAAACTAACAGCCCTAACCCCAGGCCCGTCAGAGTTTGTCCAGTAATAGATAGCTGCATCGCGTGGATTAATAATCAAGTCTTGGCCATAGTTGTCGTTCGACCATAGGCGCAAGCGAGTGCTGGATATTTGAGTATTGGCAGGAACGCCCCAGCCAGTACCGCTTGTAGCACTCATGGTAGTCGAAGAAACGCTCTGCGATATGTTGACTGTGTATGCGCCAACCCCGCCAGAGCCTGCCGTTATGTACGTCGCCAAAGAGCCTGGATGACCAAACGTCACGCCAACGCCATTGATTAATTGCCCAACAGCCAACGCGCCAGAAACAACGGCCGTAACGGTTAGAGTTGTCCCGGAAATTGAGCCGGTAAACGTGACGCTGCTGGAGGGCAACACGCCGCCCCATGTTCCAGCGCCCCAGCCGTTTCCATATAGCGTGCTGTTGGTGCCTGTATTGATCTGAAAGACGGCTTGAGTTCCGGCCGTGCCGCCGCCAGTCGCGGATGACGCTGCTGCTGATGCCGCTGTAATGTTGAACGTACCAGAAGTTGGCACATTGGTGATTTGATATTCACCATTCAAAGTTAAGCCGCCAACAGTAGACGTGCCAGAGAATGTAACAAAATCACCAATAACCGCTCCATGAGAGGCTATGGTCACAAGAACATTTGTTGATCCACTAGTTGTTGTAAATGGATTGCTTAGTGGAGTTATTGTCGTTCTGATCGGCGTGATGTCGTATAACGTGCCGCCGCGTTCAATGTAATATTTGAAGTCTGTTCCAATGCCAAGATAGTAGCTTCCCGTCAAATCAGAAAATGCAAATAGCTGGCGGCATGTTCCTTGAAAGGTTTGCACTACAGCTTTCTGCCAGCCGCCAATCTTTTCCGGTGCCCCAGCGCGAAAGCGAACCTTGTCAGCCTCAGACCAAGAACCCGATGAAGAGTATCTTGATCCATCATGCTGAACGCCAGGAGCGAACTGGAGCTTCTGAAGAGGCATGTTAGCCAGCAGCCTTCTTTTCAAGCGCGTCAACCTTCGCGCTTAATTCTTTCACGGCATTAACCAACAAGGCAATCACCCCATTGTAGTTAAGCGACATCAGGCCAGGGCCATCAGGATCATTCGCTGGCGCTTCGCTCGCAACATCTACGGCTTCCGGCAAAACGGCAGCAACGTCTTGCGCTAGAAGACCGGCGTTTACAATTGGAGAGCCATTGATGTTTGAGATGTCGTTTCTTTTGTAAGTAACGCCATTCAATTGATTTACTTTACTCAAGGCGCCTTCAATAATTTTTTGTTCGTCTTTAACTCTTCTGTCTGAAAGTGATATGAAAGTGTTGGGTGCGTAGCCATTCCCGTTGTTTTCAAATCTAAAAATAACAGCGCTAGAGCCAACAACAATTTGAGCGCCAGCACTCACAGTTGGTTGATGGAAGTAACGCAAGAATGTTTGATATGAACCAGGAGATGATGTTAAAATTGGACTATAGTAAGTTCCGCTAGTTAAAGTAGCATTTTGCATAGTGATATTGTTATAGTTGATGAGGCTGCCGGTAATAATAGCGTCGCCATTTGAAGAATTAGTAGGTATGGTAGCACTAACAACATTAGTGCCGTCGCAATACATAAGCTGAGTGTAGCCATTAAATAGTGTTACGCCAGTGCCAGCAGATGTTTTTACTACAACGGCTTGTCCGCCAGATGTGGCGTTGCGAACGGCATAGAACTTGTTGACCGTTGGTACGATCAAACTACAAGTTGTGCTAAGAGTCCCCCCAAGGACCAGCACCGCATTGCGCGCGTCGCCAACAACGCCAGCGCCAGTCACTATGGTAACGCTAGCGCCGGACATTGTGACGTTGCCGACACCAGTGATAGCCTGCTCAAGAAGAGTGCCCAGGTTATAGTTAGTCGTGTTGCCCCAGTTGGAAGCCTGCTCACCGTTGCCGATAAGCTCAATACCAAGGGACGGGCTGTATGTACTGGGCATCTTCTTACCTTGCTATAAGGTTTAGCAGGAAACGGTGTAGGTGACGGTCAGCGTGTCGCCGCTCAGCACCGCGCGAGAGGAGGCAAAGTCAGCCGCAGAAAACAACGTGCCCGTCGTGCCGCCGACCGTGCTGCTGGTTGTGATGAAGCAACCGGCAATGGTGTTAGAGGCGTTGATGTTGAATGTCGCAGGCGAAGCTGAGTTGGTAGAAGAACCAGCGGTCGAAGACGCGGCAGTGAAGGCAGGGCGTGTGGCGTTAGAGTAGCCGGTGATGTCCGTCCAGCCAGCATGGGAAGCCATGGTGTCGCCAGCAGCGATAGTGCCAGCACCCTTCAGGCCCACATAGAACGCAGCGGTGTAGGCCGAGCCAAGGAAATACTTGTTCAGCAGATCATTCTTGCCCGTGGTCACAACCAGATTGGGAAAGCCATCTTCCCAGCGGATGTTGCCCTCGGCGTCACGGCATGTGACGATGAACTTGCCAGTCACGCCAACGAAGTCATTGACCTCGTGACGAGCGGCAAGGCCAGCGCCAGCGCCATCTTCCAGAATGATAGAATCTTTGTTGTCCATTTAGATATTCCTTGTTGGTGTTTGTGTTTAGCTTGCAGTGGAGACTGGCGTCCAGACTTGCGCTGGGTCTGGTATGGTTTGCCATCCGCCATATCTTACCGCGACATCGGTCAAAGATATTGTATCAGAGGCTGATTTAAGGATGCTAGCAATATTCGCCGCAACATCAGCGATGACAATCGAGTCGCTCGCGGACGAAACTGCCGACATTTTGCTAGAAAAAGAATCTGAAAAAATTATGCTGTCTGAGGAGCTTATTGCAGCATTAAGGGTTGATGCAAAAGAATCAGACAAAGACAAGGTGTCTAGTGCGCTTGCTCCAAAGTTAAACGCCAGCAAAGCGCTATCGGCAAGGACGATAGAATCGGAAGCGCTAAGCGAATAGCCTGAACCGGAAGTGGTTAGGTCGGATAAGGTTAGAGTGTCAGACGAGCTTGATGAATATGCTGACCCACCACCAGAGACATCAGATAGCGTCAGAGCATCAGAGACGGCTCCAGACAGGCTTACTACGGAAGACCCAACGTCTGACAGCGTTAGTGCATCAGAGGCACTCACAAGGGCACTGAAGACTCCTGTGGTAGAATCAGATAGCGTTAGTGAATCCGAGGCAGAGCCAAGGAGGCTCATCACATTCGTCGTGATATCGCTCAGCGTTAGCGTGTCAGACGCGATTCCTTGCAAGAAGGAACCGGCAAGACCGCTAAGCGGCGCACCAGAGAATGGAAAAAAGCCGAACATTTCTTAGCTTTTGATCCTGCGTTTAAGGCGCTGTTGGCCAGACAATATCCCAAGGAAAGCCCTCTTGGGAAGGGATGTCACGCAAGCCTTGGCGATAAGCTGCCACAGAGAAGTCTTGGAGTTGCCCAGCTTCTAATGCTTTGATCACTAGCCAATCGGTTGCCGCAATCCGCTGGTTGCGGTCTGCGCGAACTGAGGATGCTTGCTGGACATCAACTTCTTGCTTTTCAGCATTGTCCATTGGAACAATTGAATAGTTCTGCCGCCAAATACCGTACTCGTTCCGAACCGGCACAACCTCAACCGTTTTTTCGTAACGACCTACATTTGGTGCTCCAGAAAAATCATAAATGCCGTAACCCAACGGCTCCACCACATCAGCGGTAAAGTATGTTGGAAATGACGTGTGTGGAAAAAGTTGACGGAAATTGTTTTCCGCAATTGGGTAACCGATAGGCTGCCCATTTTGAAGTTGAATGAACAATGTCATTACAAATTTCCCGTATTGGTTGATGGAAATTGTCGAGTTGTGCCGGGCCAAATTATGCGGACTGCTCCACTACCGCCCGATCCTCCTATTGATGTAGGTAAAAAAGCATTTCCCGATCCGCCACCACCGCCATAAGGTCCGCCATTTCCGCCTACCTGATCGGCTCCATTTACAGGAACAAATCCATTAGTACCACCAGAACCACCTTGACCTACCATTGTGGAATCAGGGCTGGCTGATGTTAGGTCTGTAGTTCCTGCGGCTCCATTTGAACCTGACCCTAATAAACCTACGCCACCGCCACCACCGCCGCCGTAATTAACAGCAGCAGTGCTGGTCGACATACCAGCGCCACCACCACCGGCGCCGCCCGATCCTGCTGTAGGTTGAGAATATGTGCCGCCAGCGCTTGTTGAACTTCCTGCACCAGTGCCGCCAGAACCACTGTAACCGCCAGCACCACCGCCGCCTGATGACATATATGTGGCGTCGCCGCCTGGAGCAGCGGCAGAGTAAACTTTACTACTCCCACCCGTGCCGCCGCCATCATTAGTTCCAGAAGCTACTCCACCCGCTGGTGTTGCTCCAGAATTATATCCACCACCATGCTGTCCGCCTGTTGCGCTAGTAGTAATAACGCCATTAGAGAATGAACTATTTCCTCCATTATAAGGCGCGCCTAAACTTCCAGCTGCTACACTCGGTCCTTGAGATGAAGGCAAACCTGAACCATTTGCACCTACTATAACTGTATATGATGTACCAGGAATTACTGTAATATTATTTTTATATGCTAAACCGCCGCCTGCACCACCAGCACCAAAGTAGTTAGCGCCGCCACCGCCACCACCGACAACCACCACACTAACAGAACTCACGCCAGCTGGTGCAGTCCAACTATATGTAGCCGCAGTTGTGTATTCCTGCTGTCCCGGTGCGGCGGTCGAAACCTGAGTTGTGTTCGCGCTAAACATTACAGGTAATTCTGCCCAGCAACCGAACCAAGCCAATTCGTACCATCAGCAGTGAACACAAACTTATCCCCCTTGCTGGCTGTCGCCGTGATCGTCGGCGCTGTTGAGGATGGCCACTTAACCGCAGCAGGCCACGTCACGGTTCTGGAACCAGTCGCGTCTTGCTTGAGGAACATCATGAAGGATTGCCCAGCAGTGGCGGTTGGGAACGTGAACGTGCAGTTGCCTGTCAATGTTAAGATTTGGAATGATCCGCCCGTCAGTGATATTGTGTAAGCCGTGGTGGTGTTGGCTGTAGCAGTCTCTTCGGTGTAGCCATCGTTGATGATTGGGGCAGACAGGGTGGTGCCAGTTAGCGTGCCGGTGCTAGTCCATGCCGTTCCGTTGCTAACTAGAGCATTTCCGCTTGCGCCTGGGGAAGTAAGCCCCGTGCCGCCATAGCTCGCGCTCAAAACGCCGCCAGTGCTAGCACCAGGAGCAAGGTTGGAGAGGTTGCGTGGGATGGTCATTGCGGTGCCTCTGGCCAAACGACATCAGAAGGAAAGCCCGGTTGCTGAGGGGCTTCGCGTAGGGCCTGTCGATAAATGGCCCAGGATGTTTTGTCTACCGGCGCGTCAGCAAGTTGCGTCCAATCACTGGCGGCAAGTAAAGCATTGCGTTTTAGCCGCGCAGCTTCTTCTTCCGCTTTGGTGTTGGGTAATTCAGGCTCGACCGGAGTAGGCGGCGGCGGGTTTACCCACTCGCCAGCTTGCAGAGTCGCGCCATTCACCGTACCTTCTGGCACCTCAACCGTGTAAAATGCAGCCACATCCGGGTGATAGATCAGCGTTGGATCACCGGGGGCTACATCGCGGACGGTGTTGGGTGGGTCGATCCAGGCTAGGGGCATTAATAGCCCTCCGTCCAGTAGAGGATTACTGCGCCGGGGCCGCCCGCGCCGCCTGAACTGCTGCCACGACCGCCACCACCGCCGTTTCCGCCCGTGCCGCCGCCGGACGTTGAACTTGATCCACCACCCCCGCCAAAGCCACCCGCGCCGCCTGTGCTGCTGCTGGAAGAACCACCACCCCCACCAAAGCCACCGTTGCCGCCGGAGTTGCCGCTAGAGGAACCGCCGCCGCCGCCAACACCCCCGCCACTTACCTCATTTCCGCCACCATAACCGCCTCCACCGCCGAGGGCTTGATCTAAAAGCAACAAGAAAGGTGATTTTGTTGAGCCGCTGGTTGCTGGCACAAGAGAATTATTTACAGCGGTTACTGCGCTACTCGCGGTAGCAGAATAAGAACCGCTGCCGGTCAATCCAGGGCCACCTACTGCTGTGGTAGAATTGCCCGCAGTCCCAGCTCCAGATGAGCTCGCTCCCGGCACACCTGCCGCACCACCCCCACTGTCTGTCGTCGTGCCTGGGCCAAGTCCAGCGCCACCGCCGGCATTCGAGGTGCCGCCGTTGCCATACGGAGAACCTGCGCTACCCCCACCTCTAGTGCCTGATGTACCGTCACCACCAGAAGCAGTCGAAGACCCCCGAAGACTACCCGCTGCGGTTCCTGCCCCGCCTGTCAACCCACTCCCTCCGGTTGCGGTCAGAAGCGTGCCAACAGACGATGTTCCTGACGCTGCGCCGACCGTAATTGCGGGAAAGACTTGGCCTGGGACTACATCAATAATTCCCCAGGCGGCACCACCACCCGCGCCGGACCTGCCTGTTGTGCCTGCGGCTCCACCTCCAATCACCAACGCCATAATTTGATAGACGTTAAGGGGGACAGTGAACGTGTAGCTTCCCGCTGTTAGGAATGTGCGGAACTGTCGCCACTCAGGAGGAGCAACGCGAGTTGGGGCGTTGGGCGGCAGCGGATAGCCGTAAGAGCCGAGGTTAGCCATTAGAAGTCGCCTCCAGTGGCAATTACATTGAAGGTTTCTGCATTCTGCGGAGCAGCCCGTAGAGAATAACCAGACGGCAGCATCAATGGATAGCGAGTTGATGATAACGGCGTGTTGCTGCCTAGCGCCGCAGAAAAAGCTGGTACAGTTGCTGCTGGCGTAATGGCAATCACTGGCACCTCATCATAGAGATAAGCCGTCGTGCCGTTGTGGACATAAAGCCTTACCATCCCCGCTGTGGTAGTGGCGGTTGCCTCAATTATGATTGCGTCAACACGAGAGCCAGATGCTCCCGCCGTAAACACAGTCACAATAGTTCCAGTGCCGTCACGATTAGTATTAGCCACGCTGAGCGCACCAATGCCAATCTTTGGGGTTGCTGAAAAATTAGGTGTTGTTGCCATTTCAGTAAATCCCTAAACTGTACGAAACGTCAATTGCACTCACTACCAGGATTGGTTTGGTGGCGGTAGCGCTTGCCCAAGATGTGCCGTCGCTGGTCAGTACGTTGCCACTTGTGCCAGGAGCTATCTCACCAATCAAGCCAGAATTGTCATAAAGAATACGGCCGTTGGTTCCGCCAGATATAACCGTGCTGCCGACCGTAACAGCACTCAAAGACAAGCTGCCATTTGAGATGGCAATGAACTCTACAATATCGCCAACCAGACACGCAGATGCCAACACAACACTGGTGCCGTTTGATGCCGTATAGTCTGCCGAGTTCAACAAAATGCCGTTTACAAAAACTTGAACGGCGCCAACAGTGTAGTTGACAGTGAATGTGGTTTGCCCTGCGGTTGCAGTAAATGCGGTGCGAACGTAAGTGGCTGGGCCAGCCGCTGGAGTTGTTGATGTCCAGGTCGTGCCGTTTGAGGTCAGTACATTCCCGTTCGTGCCAGGGGCAACAAATTGAACGGCGCTTGTGCCGTTGCCTAGAATGACGTTGTTGGCGGTCAAGGTTGCCGCGCCTGTACCACCCACGTTAACAGGAACCGTCCCGGTTGAATCTTTTAGGACTGACCTGCCAGCCGGGTAGGTAATGAAGACGGCCTTGGTGCCCGCAGCAAAGTTGACCGCAGAACCCGCGTTGCTAGACGATAGGATCGTCGTACGAGCCAGCGTTGAGGGCGAGGTGAACGTACCTAGGCCAACTTCCCAGTTAGTCCCGCCCTGGTCTGCAATCGTGTAGTAGGTCGTATCGGCAGTCGCCAGGACGGACGCAAAGGTCTGATAGCCAGTGACCGCGCCAGCAAGCGTGAAGCTTCCTGTGCCTGTTGTGGTTGATGTTTCCTGAACACGATCAGCAACGATAAGTGCCATTAGTTGATCCTCACGATAGCACTAAGGTCGGTGATTTGCGGGAAGTTAAGAGTAAATACACCGTTGGACGTGTATCTTGTTACTCCAAAGTCCAATACCACACAAGCTGGATTTGTGTATGTATGAAGTGGAGTAGCGTTGTAGATCAAAGCGCCGCGCGCAGATATTGTTCCAGTCCATGTGATGCTCTGAAACGAGCACACGCCAGACAGATTGTATTGCGTTGGGCCGATATTGGTTAGGATTGCCCCACCAGCAACGTAGCCGTTAATAGTGATTTCATCTACAACAGGGACGATTTCACCAGTCGCGGTATAGGCGGTCGTCGTGGCGTTGAGATTAGCCATCTCCGTATACAGCGCCACCTTAAAAGTGTCGCCGCCAACGGTACGGAAATCATGAACACCTTCTAGAAGCTGCTGTTTGAAGCTCGTGCAGAAGGCTTGAACGATAGCCATTTGAACCCCTTAAGTCGGCGCAATCCTGGGCAGATCGAGCCTAAAGTTATCACGCTTATCATGACCCTCACCAAGAACTTTAAGCCGACCCATGGCTTCATCGTATCTTGCGCGGTACGTTTGAGCAAGGTCCGCGTCACCTTTCATATAGGTGTAGGCTTCAACCAAGCATCCATAGAACAGCGGGCTTTCAACATTAGTGCCTAGCCAGGATGTGCCAGCATCCACAATGCTTGGCGGCTCATAGAAATAATGAAGCTCAACCTCGTAATAGGCGTTTGGCGTGGGCGACACAATAAATGTTGCGTTGTTAAATAACGCATAATAGCGCGGCACACCAGTTATGGTTGGGTCTGGAAATGCTTCATTGATATACCCAACTTCTTTCTCAAGAAGATAAGAGTAAACGCCAGACGCGCTCTTTGCCGCCATTGAATACGAGGCAAGAAAGTCACTAGGAGTTGCGAGATACTTGTTGCTTGTCGTGAAGTTAGAAGTGGCGTTCTTCTTGAGTGCGGGAAACTGCACCGTCTGATAGATGCGGTCTTCCGCCAAGCGGACAATATTAGGGATAGCAGCAACGAACTCGTTCGATGAGTTCTGCGTGTAGTCTTGAAGCAGAGTTACAAGCGTGTCGTAGTTCATTGCCGTTTACTCCTCAGCCCATAGGACCGCGAGCCATAGTCCCCTTGGTGGCAGCGCCAGTGCCGCGAATCTTGGTGGCCTTGCGGGGCGAGCCTTCATTTGCAACGACAGCGTTGTCGTCAGCCATTTCGTTATGAGGCATCTGCTTAGGCTCAGACATCTTCGGCTCCCCAACTGGGAACGGGAACGGCTTTGTCGCTTTGCGGGCGGACTTCTGGTTCATGGCGCGGGCCATGTTGCGTCCGTACTTAAGCATGTCTTTGCTGGTTGGGCTGCTCATCTTAATCTCCTATGGGGTATATACGTTAATAATACCAGCGTTGCCATTCATGGTGGTAGCAGAATTGCCAACAGGATTCCAGCCGGGAAGACTACGACCGGGATTGATGTCTGGCCTAGGCTCAAGAAGGGCAACCGGATCATTGATCGGCGTCTTGCCCAACTGATACTGAGGATGATCGACATCATTGCATTCGTCGCAAACCTTTAACCCAGTCGGCTTTTGATTGACGACCTGATAGGTTAGCTCACTAAGGTTGTATCGCTGATAACAACGATCACAGAAAGCATAAGCTCTATTGCCCCGTGCAAACTTAGCAGTCACGGGTACGACATCCAGGGCACGAAGCGGGCAGGCTCTCTGCCACGGTCTTCATCGGCTGCTAGCTGGAACTGCTCCATGTACTCTGCCTTCAACGCAGGAGCGCGTGCAGCGGCTTCTGGACGCTTCATAGCCAGTTGGAAGGCCAGACCAGCAGCCAGGGCAGGGATGAACCTGACGGGCATATCCATCGTATCAGTCGCGCTGGTTGCGTCCTCAATACGCCGCATAGTCCAGTAGATGATCGTGTAGGGCAGATCAGGAACGGGCCAGAGGGTGTAGGTGGGATTGATCTGCCTATCCACATAGATTTGGAGAGGGCGGCCTGTGCTGTTCTTATTGGGCAACGTGGCGTAGTCACCGACGCCAATCCGAGACACGGTGTAGTCCAGAGGCGTACCGTTGGAGTTCACACGAATGATTGTCTCAATGATATCAATGGTGTCGGCTGGAAGCGTGTAAGTCTTGGTGCCGGGCGTTAGAACCAAACTGTTTTCTTGAACGGTCCAGAGATTCAATCCTCTATTAGACCATTCGGCAGACAGGATGTTCAGAGAGCGACGGGCAGTGCGGTAGTCATAGCCAGTGCGAGCTTCAAGGCCAGCACGCTCATATGCCTCCTCAATGAGGTCGGCAATGTCCAGATTCCAGACCGCAGTGCCAGAGGTTGTCATTTACTTCTTTCTTCCACTCGGGGTTACCGGCCAGCTTTTCCTGGCAGGACCAGTCTTCTGCTGAGACATAGACTTCTTTTCGCTTGACGACATCTTCTTTGCGGCGGCGGCTGGACGGCAGGCAGGATAGCCGCGCTTCGACTTCTCAGAACCGCTTCGGCCACAATCCTCCCCGGTCTTGATATCAACCCACTTCTCACCAAACCATTTGCCCAAGCCGCCCTTCATTTCTTGGACACTCTATTGTCAGGGCCTTTCCAGCTACCGCCCTTCTTCTTGTATTCCTTTGACGCCCAAGCGTTAGCGTAGGCAGAGGGGTATACGTCGAACTTAGACTTTGCCGCGCTCTTAACGGAAGACCAAAGCTCTGGGTTCTTCGGCTTAACTTTACCGCCCGCACTCATGCGGTCTGCTTCAGACAGGCCGATAGCGATTGCTTGCTTGCGGCTTTTAATCTTATCACCGCTAGAGGATTTAAGGGAGCCTTCCTTAAACTCCTTTAAAACTTTCTCAATTTTCTCTGGCTTCTTCACACCATGCGCCCCTTAGTCTTGCCCCTAGCGGCACAACCATCGCCACGACTAGGACCAGACTTAACAACGCCACCCTTGGCCATCTTTTTTATCGGCATGGACTTCAAGGAGCCACGCTTCATGTACGGCTTTACAGGGCCGCCTTTTTTGAAGCCGCCACCGCCGCCGTCACCGTCGCCACCACCGCCACCGCCGCCATCTCCGTCACCATCGCCTGGACCGCTGCTCCCTGACTCGCCAGCAGCAGCAGAAGCGGCGTCAGCAGCAGCGTCAGCAGCAGGGCCAGTAGAAGAGCTTGATGTGTCAGAGCCTCCATCAGAACCGCCAGCGCCACCAGCATGGTTGGACTGATTGAAAGCGGCCTGCAAGTATTCAGCCGACTGGGATTGACCGGCAGGATTTGCCGCACCAGTCGGACTTGACGGATCAGATGGGTTCTTCACCTTAGTGAAGTAGCGATGTTCCGCATCTATACCCGGCCTATAGCCAGCAGATGGCAAACCATAGACAGTTTTGTAATCAGAACCAGTAGCGCCGCCTTCGGCATACCGCTTCATCTTTGGCTTCGGTTTGCCAGCTTTCATCATAGCCATCAGACCATACGCCCTTTGGTTCTGCCCTTGGTGACGCAGCCATCACTGCGGCTAGAGGCGGAAGAGCTTACGACGCCGCCCTTGGCCATCTTCTTGACCGGCCCGCCGCGCTTCATGGCCGCCAGTTCAGTTTGACGTTCTTGCTCCACCTCCGCTGCACGATTCGAGATACGACGAGCAATATCGCCGGTGCGCCCAGGCTCCATTTCTGCGCCGCCACGGCGCGCAGTAATAGATTGAGCAATTTCATTTAATTCGTCAGATTCGCGACGAGGAGACATGCGTGTTGTGGAGCGCGTATTAGAACTTGGCGCACGACGCCGGGCTTCCTCCCGAAGAGCTTGGACGGGCACTGGTATATTTGAATCAGTCCGACGAGGAACTGAAGAACCAGTTACGCCGCCTACCTCAGATTCGTATGTAACAGGAGCGGGAGGTTGTAGCCGAGGAGGCTGCCCAGAGGGCTGCCTGGGATTGAGAGCGTCTCCCGGAACCTCAACGCGAGGAGGCGCGCGGCCAGGAGTTTGAGGTAGAGAAACATCCGTGGGCGCATTGACGCGAGGCGGCGCACGGCCAGGAGCTTGAGGCTGAGGAATGCCCTCTGGCGTATTAACGCCAGGAGCGCCACCGGGCGCTTGGACTTCTCTGCCCAAGCGAGGTTGTGGCATGCGGTTTTCCATGTCCGCATCGTTCCTGCGAGAAATGGACGGAGCGGCAGCAGCATCTTGCGGGTTTTGTTCGCCAGCAAAGCCGCGACGATTAGGCTCCTCTTTACGGCGGCGCATGGTGCGATTGAGATTTTCATTAAACCGCCCGCCAAGGTTTCTAAAGGTGGAGCCTACAGGCTCATCGGTGATCGGCATTAGATGAACTTCCCTTTGGTCTTGCCCTTGGTTTCAATCCCACCACCGGCAGCCATCTTAGTCATGCCGCCCTTCTTCAGCCCCTTCATGGACTGCTGGGCGTCATGCTTCTTATCAACCGCAGACTTCTCGTAAGCCTTCATGGACATGCCATACTTAGAGGCAAGCTTCTTGTCCTGCTTCATGTCCATCTTGGAGCCTTCAAATTCCTTCTCAGGAACCTTACCGCCCTTGGCCATGCCGCCTGGACGCATAGCACGCGCACCAAAGCGCGGCATACCGGCTTCAGCAGAAGGGGCTGCGGGAGGCATCTTCATGCCACGGGGCTTCTTCATATCCATTATTTATCTCCAATCATATCAAGAGCTTTAGCTTCGCATTCATCAGTACGGCGCAGCCAACCTCTGCCAAAACGATCAAATGTTTCAAGCGTTTTGTAGAAGTTGCGCCTCTCGGTAGAGAAACGGATAACAAGATCACGCGGCATAATACCTTTGGTCAAGGCGATAGTCTTGGAGCCGATAGCGCCATCAGGGGTTGCCCCAACGCAACGCTGAAGCATTCTAGACGAACGCCCAACCCCGCCATTAACGGCCATATCAAACACTACCATATCAACGCCGACATCAAGATCATCGCACTTCGCATTATCCCAGTAGCGCGTCTTATACAAGTCAATTAGATGTTCATCAGAGATGTTGCGAAGTTCATCCTTGGTAACAGAGCGCATCATGTACGCCTTGTACGTTGAGAGAGTGACGCCCTTCATGGTAGCGCCGCCAGGATCGTGCGGGTCATCAGACCAACCGCCCTCATGCTTCAGCACAAAGTCCAAGCAGGCTTTGAAGTTGTCTTTCACCGCTGAATCATCCTACCGATTGCATGGTCTTTCTTGGCATCGCCAGCAGAAGAGCCGAAGTAGTAAGTGACAACGCCGCCCCAGGCGGTTCCAAGCGCGCCAAGCATGACAAGCATAGCTTCAGAGCCGCCGCTCGTGGGAAGGCCATACCTCAGCATGTAGAAGAGAACACCAAAGTAGCCAGCGGTGATGCCTGCCGCTAGGAGCTTAGGCGTCCAGTCTTTGGTTTGAATTTCCCGATTACGAGCAGAGTTACGATCTTCGTTGCTGATACGATTCAGGTCGATATCAAGTTCGCGCATGCGAATGCTGAAGTCTTGCTCAGCTTTCTTGAGGGCAAGAAGCTGGTCTGGAGTGGCGTTAGGCATCGCTGCCATTAGCTCGTCCTGCGTGGCGTCAGGCTTGCCTAGGAGGGCTTCTGAGATTGCCCTGGTAGCGATACCAGCCAAAGGCCCACCGACCGCTGTAGCAAGCGTAGGAGCGACTGTACGAACAAGATTGAGAAGCTGCTCCATTAGTCTTCATCCTTCCCATCGTCGGGCCGCTTTGAGGCAACCAATGGAATCTTGAATATCTTACGGAACGTGTCGGTTTCGTAGATGCGGATTACCGTCCACACGATGGTGAAGATGGCCGCGATATTCGGAAGCACGCCAGCCACCGTTCCGACCACCGTTCCAAACGATAAAGCATCAACCAGGGTTTTAGTTGATTCTGAGTTCTCTATCATGTCAGCACTTCCATGCGCGCAAGGATTTGTTAATCCTGCTGTTTGGATCATTGGCTGTCTTCGCTGATGTCAACTTCTTTTTCATGCCAGACATCCTGGCACAGAAGCTGTCTTTGCGAGAACCGCCTTCAGGCTGAGGCGCTTTCAACCCAGGTTTCCCTGGGTTGTCGCGGTTATAAGACGCCCGGCCTTTTGCGTTCAGCCCGCCCTTTTCGGACTTGCCTTCCTTACGCTGCCATGCCGGGGTCTTAGCCATAGAACACCGTCACGCTGGCTAGGCCAGTCATCGTGGCGTAGATGGATGAGGCGCAAAGAATGCCCTCGCCAGGGACAAGGGTGTAGAAGGAGTTTGGATTTGAGTTGGAAGGAATGTCCACCTCAAGAACCGTAGTCCCGCCAGAACCACCGTCCTTCAGCAACAGCGTTCCAGTCGTGCTGGCGGTGGCGCACATCACAAAGCCCTTGATGCGTCCCCGTGCGGGATACACAACACCAGAAGCGTTTAGATGCGTAGATTTGACATCTGTTTGCATCATCTTGCTAGCTCCTGACTATTAGGCGCTGGCGGGGGCTTGAGCGCCATTCGGGGCGCGCTGGACGTAGCTCACGGTGATGATAGCACGACCAACACCAGCAGCAGTGCCAACGACATACCGGACATAGACCGAAGTATCAGCGGTCGTGGAGGTCTGCCAAGCAAGCTGAGTGGTGGCAGTCGAGGTGCCCCGGAAACGACCGCCAGCAGTGGTGGTCACAGAAGCCATAAGCTGAGCGCCGCCAGAAGCATTGCCCACAGAAACCGCAGACGTGGAGGTGCTGCCCGGTACAACAACCTGATCGACGGTGATGTCAACGATCTGAGAACCCTGCGGGAGATAGCCCAGCAGATAATCGTAGTTACCAGCAGCGCCGCTCACAACGCCCGTGTCGTAAGACTGGACGAGCGTGACAAGGCCGTCATTGGCGAGAGCGCCTTCACGAATGGTGCCCGCGCGCAGCGGACCAGAGAATGTCGAGAAACCCACTTGGGTAATCCTTTGCACAATAAGGCTCTATTGTTTGTGCCGATCTGCCGGGGCAGTCAATAGAGCCGGTCTATCCCGGTAATTCACCATACCTACCGTCCAGATGGATGGGCAAGTAAAATCTTCAAGTTATCATTCGCTCATTTCAGGAACGATCATATTTCCCAGATGCATATACAAACCATGCACCACAGACGCAGAAGCAGGAACGCTGGCATAGCCAAACTGCCCATCTGTTTCGTACATAATTAAGACGCAAACCGGATCACGGGACAGCACATCATCAAGGGCGTCCCTTGCTGCTGAAGCCATGCGGCAATCATCTGGGTTGATCTTCTCGGGCTTATGGTTTTTCATCAAGACCTTCCTGCTTGAACGCGGATTCTAGGCTTACCAGCAATCTCTTTGCCCCTAAACCATGCGACTCCGTTGACGACTTCACACAATTCGGGCGGCATCAACACGCCGTTACGCCACGTTAGCACGGCGAAGCCCGGCGTCCAAAGGCGGGTATTTCCCTGAGTATAAGCGAAGCATGTCCAATTAGGATCGGCCAGCATTCCTGTTTGAACGCCATATCTCCTGCCCCGCATATCCACCATCGGCTTAACTTCAAGCGAATGCGTGTCTCCTGAGATAAAAGAAACGCCAGCTTTTACAGCATTGTTCCAGCCAGCATGAATACCGCCATGGTAGCGGTGCATCGCAACAGAATCATTGATATCCAGGCGATGGCACATTCTCCAATCCGAGAACTGATCAGCAAAATCAAAACCATCCACGCCCTCAAACATTGCTGCATTCAAAGCCAAATACTTATCGAAGCGGTCATCATGATTGCCGCGAATCCATAAACGTAACGCACGCGGGGCTAATCCCATAATATCGTCGAGATGTTTCTTCGCCGCGTTTAGTTCGTCTTTAACTCTGATTCTTTTATTCCAACCCAGCGGGTCGTGCCGACTAGATTCTCCCATATCCAGTGCATCTCCCGTGCATAGCAGGATGTCTGGCTTAACTACGGGGATTGCCTTCAGCAGAGCTTCGTGGGCTAAGCTCCGGGGCTGATTGATATCGGTCCAGTGGCAGTCTCCAAACGCCACAACCGTGGCATTAGGATGCGTCACTCGCTCTGTTAGAGAGCATTCTGGTGGGGCTTCAGGATCGTAAGGAACAGCTTCCAGCATATTTTTTCTGCGGACATCTGGTTTACCAAACCGATGTATCGCGGCAGAATACATGTTAGTGGCAGTTGGTCCTGGGATTTGAGGATTAAAACTCTTGGCGGCCTGAGCGACACTGCCACATATAACTACAGCGTTATATAAACTCTCCACGTCTTTCCAGGCGTATGCTTTCTGTGCCA